AATACCACAAGAGTATCTATCAATTCGCTATGAAGAGGACTTTGGTTTTAGCGCAGTAGATGAAGTTGAGCTAAAACAAGTCACAGACACCAATACGCTAGAGACGAAGGTTATTCGTGAAACTGTGTCATCATCAAGCGAAGCAGTAACACGCCTTGAACAGAAGGTGGACTCCATTCTACAGCTATATGAAGATGGTAAACTAGGATTAGAAGCTGAACGGGCAGAGTTACTAGCAACAACTTCAGGCAAACTTAAAGAGCTAGAGCAAATCATAATGCCTTTGCTTATCAATCTAATGAAGACGCCAGATAAAGAATACATCTACTGGCCGAATCGTAAAGATAAAATTCAAGAGCAGGTTGATAAAATCCTAGCTATCACTAGAGGATAACATGGCATTTGTTATTCTGTTGTTTTTCAATGCACTGCTATTGTCTAGTATCGCAGCGTACTATTCAATCGCAGGCTTGATTGCGATATTTTCAGCAGCGCCTCTATCCATCGCAATGATGGGTGGTTCACTAGAACTTGCTAAACTTGTAACTGTTAGTTGGCTCTATAGGAACTGGAACGATGCTCCTAGAATAATGAAATACTACTTCACTGTAGCAGTTGTTATTCTGATGTTTATCACATCGTTAGGCATCTTTGGATTCTTATCTAAAGCACACACTGAACAAGGAAGTGCAAACTCAAATCTTACTGCACAAATCGAACTAATTGATGAGAAGATAAAAGTAGAAAGAGAAAACATTGACAATAATCGCAAATCACTCAAACAGCTCGATGAGGCTGTGGACCAGGTTATGGTCAGAAGCAAAGACGAAAAGGGTGCGGACAAAGCGGTTACGTTACGCAAAAGCCAAACCAAAGAACGCACTAGATTACTTCAAGACATTGAAGCCGAACAGAAGATCATTGCCAAACTTAATGAGGACAGGGCACCCATCGCCACTGAAGTACGCAAGCTGGAAGCGGAGGTGGGCCCGATCAAATACATTGCAGCTTTAATAGATGCCGAAGAATCTAAAGAGTCTGTTGAGAAGTCTGTCCGATTTATAATTTTACTCTTAGTTTCCGTTTTCGATCCTATGGCAGTCTTGCTAGTCATTGCTGCAAACTACAATCTGAACACAGTGAAACGTAAGGAAGAACTTTTTCATGCAACAACTATAGATCCTATTCCGATGAGAAGGGAAGAAGTTTCAGCGCATAAGATGTACCATAGAGATCAAGACTCTATGTAATTTGACATGCGCAACAATTGATGTTATAATGTGTCTAGAGCATTTTTTATAAAGGTGAATGATAATGGGTAATTTTTTTACAGACTTGGTCGATCAATTGAAGGATGATGATACGAAAATTCTTGCTGATGGTGATGCATCAGCGGAATTTAGTGGAAGCATTGACACTGGATCATACGCATTGAACGCACTGCTATCTGGCAGTATCTATGGTGGCGTTCCCAATAACAAAGTAACTGCATTCGCAGGTGAGTCTTCAACAGGTAAAACGTTTTTTGTCTTGGGTGTTGTTAAGCAATTCCTAGATGATAATCCAGACGCGGGTGTAATTTACTTTGACACCGAAGCTGCTGTGACAAAGCATATGATGGAATCTAGAGGCGTAGACACAAAGCGTGTTGTTATCTCTGAGCCAGATACGATTCAGAAGTTCCGTCATACTGCACTTCAGATCATCGAAAAGTACTCAGCACAAAAAGAATCAGCACGCAAGCCTATGATGATGGTTCTCGATTCTCTCGGTCAGCTATCTTCTACAAAAGAAATGGAAGACAGCGCAGAAGGCAAAGAGACTAGGGACATGACGAAGAGCCAGATTCTCAAAGCTACATTCCGTGTGTTGAATCTGAAGCTTGCTAAGATTGGTGTTCCTTTGATTGTGACTAATCACGTTTATGACGTTGTTGGTGCATACATTCCAATGAAAGAAATGTCTGGCGGCTCAGGCTTGAAGTACACTGCATCCACAATTGTGTATCTGTCTAAGAAGAAGGACAAAGACGGCACAGAAGTTGTTGGTAACATCGTGAAAGCAAAACTTCAGAAGAGCCGACTGACGAAAGAGAATTCGTTTGTTGAAATTAAGATCACCTATAGCAAAGGCTTAGATCGCTACTACGGACTTCTGGACATTGCAGAGAAGTATGGCATCATTAAGAAAGTATCTACTCGCTATGAACTATCCAACGGTGTGAAAGTCTTTGGAAAGAACATCAATGAAAATCCTGAAAAGTATTTCACTAAAGATATTCTAGATCAGATTGACGAAGCGTGCAAGAAAGAGTTCCTGTACGGTCAAGATACTACTACCAGCGTTAGCAGTCAAGACGACGAGACTGAAATGGAGCTAGAAAATGCTGATTGATTTAGACTACATGGTTACTTCCGAGGATGTCAAGTACAAAGACAATGATGTTGTCGCGACTATTGAAATCCTGACAGGCGACTTTACTGGAGTCAAGTTCTACTTCGGCGAGCTAAACTTTGCCGAAAAAGAAAACGACGACGGAACGTACTCAATCAACTTCAACTATGATATAATCGATGAAGAGCAGAAGTCTCTTCTAGGTAAGGAAGAGTTCGAATCGACAATTAGTGACATTCTAAACGACTTGCTTAGGCACTCCCTAAGCATGGCAGAACAAAGGTATAATGATGAGACTGGAAAAGAAAATTCTGAAGCATATCCTGAATGATGATGGATATGTACGTAAAACATTGCCCTTCATAAAGTCAGAATATTTCACAGAAGCTTCCGAAAAGATTGTATTCAACCATGCATTCGACTACTACACAAAGTATAACGCACTACCTACAGTCGAAGCACTTATCATCGAAATGAATGCTAAGAAAAACATTTCGGAAGATCAATACAAAAAAGTCCTTTCTCTAATCACAGAGATTAATTCTGAGGAGTATTCTCCTCAGGACACAGAATGACTAGTCGACCAGACAGAGAAGTTTTGCCAAGACAAAGCTATCTACAATGCCATCATGCAGAGCATTACGATTCTGGATGAACATGAAACTTCAAAGCTAGACAAAGGCGCTATCCCAGGCATTCTATCGGATGCTTTGGGTGTGTCTTTCGACAATCACGTTGGTCACGATTTCATCGAAGACGCGGAATCACGCTATGAGTTCTATCATAGAGTTGAAGAGCGTATTCCTTTTGATCTTGATTACTTGAATCGAATCACAAAGAATGGCCTTCCTAAAAAGACGCTGAACATTATTCTTGCAGGCACTGGTGTCGGTAAGAGTCTATTCATGTGTCATTGCGCAGCAGCTAACCTCACACTCGGCAAGAACGTGCTATACATCACACTTGAAATGGCAGAGGAACGAATTGCTGAACGCATTGACGCCAATCTGTTGAACGTTGACGTGGATAAGCTTGTAGTCTTGCCTAAAGACAGTTACTTGAAAAAGATTGCGAGAATGAAGGAGAAGTCTCTTGGTCGATTGATCATCAAAGAATATCCTACTGCATCAGCTAATGCAACACACTTCAAACACCTGCTAAGTGAATTGAAACTCAAGCGTAAATTTGTGCCTGATATTATCTATATCGACTATCTGAATATCTGTTCGTCTGCTAGAGTTAAGTCTGGCAATAATGTGAACTCATATACACTTGTTAAATCTATTGCAGAAGAGTTGCGTGGTCTTGCAGTTGAATTTAATGTGCCAATTATGTCAGCCACACAAACTACTCGCGGTGGTTATGACAATTCAGACGTAGGTATTACTGATACTTCAGAATCTTTTGGACTGCCCGCCACAGCAGACTTTATGATTGCATTAATCTCTACAGAAGAATTAGCAGAAATGAATCAGATTATGGTAAAGCAATTGAAGAATCGATATTCTAATCCTGATACTAATAAGCGATTCGTTATTGGTGTAGATAAAGCCAAGATGAAACTATATGATTCTGAAGATACTGCACAGTCTAATATCTCAGATAGCGGACAAGTATATGATAATAAAGACACTGGTCCGGTATTCGATAAAAGCGCATTCGGTAAACGTATGACTACACAAAGGGATTTCAGCAGAGTCCGAGTCTAATTTTGTTGTTTTTTTGCAACGGGCGTGAAAATACCCGTTGCTTTTTTTCGTGCTTCGGTGTACAATGGTTCATTGAACAATGAAAGGTCTTTCGATATGAACGTTTTTACTAAAGAGTATGTTTTCACGATCTACGCATGGGTCATTGCCAAGTTCGGTGAAGTCTGTGGCTGGCTTGGCTTGATTCTGATTCATGGCTCTACATTGCCCGCTACCTACTCAGCATTCAAGGGTGAGGCTACTGTACTGCCTCCTCTGAGCATGGTAGTCCTTGTCTGGTCTGGCTTGCTTCTGTTCTTCATTCGGTCAGCTATCACTAAAGACAAGCTTTATATGATCAGCAACGGTGTCGGTTTCTTTATTCAAAGCATTATGCTTGCACTTCTGGTTCTGAAATAATCAAGCGTTGGAATCTAATATGCCGAAAGTTTATGTGTTGGTTGGAGTGCCTGCATCGGGTAAGTCTACTTGGATTGAGAATCAAGATTGGACCCAGGATTGCGTTATTGTGTCTACTGATATATGGGTAGAAATAAAAGCAAAACAAGTAGGCAAGACCTACAGTGAAATCTTTCAGGACTATATGCCCCATGCAGTGAAACTTATGGCTAATCAGGTTACGATGGCGCGTGATAGAGGTATGGACATTATCTGGGATCAGACTTCTACGACTGTCGCAAGCCGTAAGAAGAAATTCAAAATGCTGCCCGACTATGAGCATATTGCAGTAGTGTTTCCCACGCCTGACCGCGTAGAGTTGAATATGCGTCTGGCTAATCGTCCTGATAAAGTTATTCCTGCTGAAGTTGTTGACAGCATGATCGCTAGCTTTCAGTTGCCGACTAAGGCAGAGGGCTACACGCAAATTATCGTTGTTGGGCGATAAAATACAAATATCTGTTTATGACGATAATCTACACACACCAAAAGTCTAAGAAGAAAAAGCTTAACGCAAAGCAGCGTGAGTTGCAAGAGTCTTGGGAGAAACTTGTAAATAGTCATAAGACGACAAAACCTTTGACTACTAAGATGAAATGCGACATTAAAGCACCTCAGCCATACACTAGAAAGTCATTGAGCGACATTCCTAGTGTTTCTACTCCTGGCGGTTCAGCAACAAAGCCCATCTACGGTAAAGTGTACACAGGCACTGAAATGATCGGTATCGGAACACTACACAAGTCTAATGCAGTGCCCATCTTTTCCTCTGAAGCTGCAAAAGACCAAGCAAACATGAGGAGATAATTATTATAAATAGCTCATACACCAACTTTATGGGCTTAAGATGTTAAAATTTAAGGAATACCTTATAGAAGATAAAAACACGCATATGGAACATGCGGAAGAGGAAGTCCTAAACAGAGGCGTAACTGGTGCAAGAGATAGTATCAATGCACTTAGAGCCGTGCGTGACATGCTTGCTGGAAATTCAGAGAAAAAAGTAGACGTTACTGTCAAATGGGACGGTGCGCCTGCTATTTTCGCTGGTCAGGATCCAACTGACGGCAAGTTCTTTGTCGCAAAGAAGGGCGTATTCAATAAGAATCCAAAAGTATACAAGACATTCGCAGATATAGATGCCGACACCTCTGGTGACCTTGCAGATAAGCTAAAAGCTTGTTTGATGTGGTTGCCAAAGATCGGCATTTCTGGCGTTATTCAGGGCGATTTGTTGTTCACTGCATCCGATCTAAAGACAGACACGATAGATGGCGAATCGTACATCACATTTCATCCAAATACAATCGTCTATGCAGTGCCTGCGAACAGCGATCTTGCTAAGACAATAAAGAGGGCAAAGATTGGCATTGTATGGCATACAATGTACGAAGGGGATTCGTTTGAGACTCTTAAAGCAGTCTTCGGCAAAGACGTTGTTGCTACGCTAACACAAAATTCAAACGTATGGATGACTGGCGTAGACTACCATGATGTTTCGGGTAAAGCTACAATGACAAAAGAAGAGACAGCAGAAGTAACAGCCGTTCTTTCTCAAGCTGGTAAAGTATTTCAAAAGCTAGATGCAGCTACACTAAACGCAATCAAAGATGACGAAGAACTATTGATGAAGATCAAAACGTTCAACAATTCAAAAGTCCGACAGCAACAACAAATCACAAATGTCAGCAAGCACGTATCGGGATTGATGCAATTCATTACCGACTACTATCAAAAAGAAGCTGATTCTAAGAAGACTGAAAAGGGTAAGCTAGTCGCTACAGCAAAGCGAGACAATATCCTCAAGTTCTTTTCTCCTAAAAACAAAGTCCAGCTAGAAAACATCTTCACGCTAATGAATCTCATAGCAGAAGCTAAGTTGATTCTAGTTAAGAAGATGGACGAAGTAAAAACTCTAAACACATTCCTATTGACTAAAGATGGATATCAAGTCACTGGAGTCGAAGGCTATGTTGCTATTGATAAGATCAAAGGCAATGCAGTCAAGCTAATTGATAGAATGCAGTTTAGTTATGCAAACTTTTCACCAGATATCATAAAGGGATGGCAAAGATGAAATCGTTCAAAGAATATGGAGAGATTGAAGAAGCAGCCGATGCTGGGCTTGCTGCTAAAGCAGCTAAGTCTGGCATCTCAATTGAAACACTACGTAAAGTTTATCGCCGCGGCGTTGCTGCATGGAATTCTGGACATCGTCCAGGAACTACACCGCAACAATGGGGTATGGCACGTGTAAACTCTTACATCACAAAAGGTAAGGGCACATGGGGCGGTGCAGATAAAGATTTGCATGAAGCAGCAGTGCCAAAAGATAAAGAATCTGGACTA